CCAATGCCAACGATAGTTTTGGATGGTTTCCATTGTCCATACAGTACATGGGTGGTATTTGTGAACTGCTTTGTAAAGAATATTTTCACGTTCGTCAGGTAAAACGTAATACTGCTGCATAGTTTTACCTGAACTTGATGGTCTACGTTCTGGTTTTCCATCACACATACGATGAGCAGTTGATAGCATTTGAGCAGACTCAATAATCATTTTTACGACGTGTTTGTCGCAGTGTTGTTGAGCTGCGGTAGTGGGGTTATTATCTAGAACAAATACATTCATTACAGAAGTATTCTATCACATTATGAGCTTATTGTACACTACAAAATCTCAGGGAAACACGCTTCTACAAGACTTTTTGTCATTTTAGAGTATGTCTTGTTTTGCAAAGTTGTAATAGTACCATCCTTTGCAGCACAAAGAATATGAGCATCTTTTTCGGTTAATTGCTCAAGAATACCAATAAAGATCTTTTCCTTTCTTATACGTGGCACATCATTATCTTTAACACAAACGCCAATAGAACTAAAGACGTTGGCTAAAGGAGAAGGTTCTCGGCCTTCTGGGCATGTTTCAAAGGGAGGGCGGCCGTAAGGAAGATCTAATTCGATCTTATCATTGTAGCAAAGCTGCAATACAGTCTTTACTTGTTTAAACGCGTTTTCTTTTAAGTACGCAATACGCTCATCACGATTTTCTAATTTGCACGTTTCTTTGAAGATTTCATGAATATATTTTTGCATAATAATAATTAGGTTGCTGGGAAAAAGTCTGCCACTGAACTGATTAACATATTACAACGTTTTTCAATAAGGTATGGCAGAACGTTTCCCTTATCTTTGTTTGTCTGTAGATTATATTTATTGTTGATATCTTGTGTAATATCTTCAGGAATACAGTCCAAATCGATGACAGATTTATTACGGCAGTAGTTGCGGTATGTTTCTTGACCCATCATATCCATTAGTTCAGAATCATTTTTAGCAGTATACCACTCTTGGATTTTTTTGGCTCGCATAGGTTTTTGACGAATTCCTTCTGTAAAACTCTCGTCTACACTTAAAACGTTTGGAACACCATCACTGCTGTCACCACGGCACACGTGATCGAATTTGTAAAATGCAGGATTATCCACATTAGCGAAATCACGTTTCATTGGACTAAATTGTTTAACATTAGAATAACGCTGAAGTTGTAAGAAATCTTTATCAGAAGACACAATCATAACAGGCTCTGATTTGCCAAACTCCTGTGTTGATTCAACCAGTGCTGCGATGACATCATCAGCTTCTGCTCGATCTGCCTGAACTACAGGATAGTGTGTGCGTTCTTTGATTTCGTCTCGTACGCCGTTAATTAGCGTAAAGAAATGACCCCAATCTAATGGTGATTCATCCCTGTTAGTTTTGCGCTTCGCTTTATATTGCGGATATGTTTCTTTACGCCATGACGAGCTGTCACAAGCAATTACCATTTGACCATATTCTTTTCTAAACTTAACGTTGTATCGTCTAAGAGAATTGAGAATCATATGTCTAATAAGACTTTCTTGAATTTCTTCAGGCCGGTCTTGTGAAAAAATGGACGCAATGGCTATTCCGCTGTAATCTACAATAATCATAATATTTTTGGTATGATAGTATTATATCACAAAAATCAGCAATTGTAAATACTATTTTTTCTTTAATACGTGATTTCGGTGGATTTTGCCGCCAATAAAGGCATTGTAGTACTCTTCTGGCTTAAAAAGCACTTCCCTATCAATCTGCTCTTTCATTTCAAAGTACGTCATTTGGCCTGGAGAAACACACAATTTTAGTATGGTTCTTTGAAATCTACTAGGTCCAAACTCCTCTACAAGTGTTTTTACTTCTGCGTTTGACCCATAATACTTTTGCCAATCCGACTCTTTTACAGATCTCCTTTTGTTTTTTCTGCCTTTAAGAGGTGGCCGTGTAACTTTAGACCAAAACTTTTTCTTACCAATATACTTCATTTTATTATGTGTATCGGTAACTTCATACACAAATCCATGGTATGATTCAATCATATCAGAGGTAAATTCCTCTCCATTATAAATCCACATAAAATTATTTATGCACAAACTCTTTAAACGATAAGAGCTTACGAGATGAAATAATTTCAAAAAATGTTTTTGCTTCAGGACCGCTTAAGCGGTTGTAATCAAAAGATACTGAAGAGTATATTGGTCGATAGTGAAGAGTTCTTTCTTTTGGAACAATCAACAATTGTCCAGTTGTCACCATCTCACCTTTTTTAACATCACCTGTTCTCATCGGATTCATAAAAACGTCGTCATCAGGACATTTTGCGATTTGATCAATAAGTTCTCCAGGCTCTTCAATATCAGCAGCCGCAAGCTTCCTTGCGTATTCTAAACGTTTTTCGCTACTTTCACGGGCTTTAACTAAACGCTCATCGGTTGGGTTTTTATGGTACCCAAGTTCCTTCATTGTAATACCGTGGTTTGTTCTACACGAACACGGTTCGTCTTTTGAAATTTTGCTTATAACGTATTTGTACTCTCTTGGATTTTCTTTAGTAGCATCATCTTTTCTTACAGTAAATCCTCCCTCAAGAACATAACAATCTTTTTCATTAAAGACATATGTAGCACCAGCCAATTTAAGTTCAACAAGTAGATCTAAAGCTTCCTTAGGTGTTTTGGCCAAAAGAGCTTTTCTAATTGCCCTTCCGTCAGGAGAATAATATCCAATATTGTCTCGCTTATTTTTTCTTTTTAAAATGATTTTATCACCTTCTTTTTCATCACTTTTAACAGAAAAGGACGCAGATATAATTGCTAGTCCATGCTCATTGACTCCTTCGCTCCATCTACTTAGTTTGTCATCAATGTATAAGCGCTGTAAACCATGACGATTAGATTGTGTAATTACAACATCTGTTTTGTAATTTCGGTCACGGTTTTTTGCACCAATCCAACCATAACCATCCATATATTTTACAGCTACAACACACATAATTAATTCTATTTATAAGATTTGCCTATTCAACCCAAGAATCATCTGCAATTCTTTTTTCTTTCAACTCACCATAATCTTTTTCTTTCTTTCCTCCATCATATACCCAAGCATACCCTTTTTCTACCATTACTTCATTTAAAGAAATACTAAATTCATCTGTGTATAACCAACCTAAAATGCGGCCATACTTACCTTCCTTTTCGGTTCTAATAATAGCGTTATCACAATATTCGATATGTTCTTTGAGCCAATATTTTGCTTCTAATCCCAGCTTTTTTTCATAAAGATCGCGAGTCCGCGATTCGGGGGCGTCAATTCCGGCAATACGAACCCGCTCTTTTTTAGTTAAACCAAACCCCAGGTCGATAATAACATCAACGGTGTCTCCGTCAACTACCTTAGCGATTTCTTTAATTTTGTATGTATACATTACTCTTCTTCAATTAAATCTTCTTCCACACAAATACGGCTTGAACCACAGAATGGGCAGTAATCAGGAACTACTGGATTTCCGTAATCGTCTTCTAAATCGTCATTCCACATAATATAATATTCTGCAGAGCAACTTTGGCAAGTAACTTGTTCTTTTGTCATGATTCACACGTGGTGCATTCGTTTAAAGAACGTGCAAGCTCTTGAGCAGGGTTTGCGCTACGCTGATAATACAATGACTTAATACCGTTTTCCCATGCCCATACAAGTAGTTCATTAACTTCTTTAGGTTTTGTTGAAGGTGGAACCATCATATTAATAGACTGACCTTGATCAATGTATTTTTGGCGTTGTGCTGCTTGAATAAGAATTTCTTTCTGAGAGATTTCACCAAAGTTTTTGAATACTTCTTTTTCATGGTCAGAAAGGAATTTCAGATGTTGAACTGAACCGCCTTTTTGCAATATGCTTCTCCAAGTAGCATTATCGTTTTTGTCGTAGCTAATTAGAACCTTAGTAAGCTCTGGGTTTTTATAGGTAAATTTGCCTTTAGCAAGATCTTTTGTGAAGTAATTACTATTAAGAGGTTCAATTGAAGGACTGATTTGACCTAGAATAAACGAGCTGCTTGTGGTAGGAGCAATAGCTACTAAGCAACTATTACGTAAACCGTAACCTTCCATAAGAGATGGTACGCCATATTCAATAGCCATTTCTTTAGAAGCTGCGGTTGTTCTTTCTTGAATAGTTTTAAAGATAAGAGAGTTCTGAAGTTTAGCTTCCATAGACTCAAAGGCAATACTTTCTTGCTGCAAATATGAATGCCAACCTAATACACCTATGCCAAGAGCTCTTTGTGTCATAGCAAACTTGTGTGGTGATTCTAAATTTTTAACTCCACGAGTCTTATTAATAAACTCAGTCATAACAGCATCAAGGAACTGAGTCAATGTTTCAATAGCGTCGGTTTCAACAATTTCTGACCACTTTGCAAGATTAAGCGAAGATAGATCACACACAAATGACTCGTCTTCTTCCGCAGATAAAAATATTTCAGTGCACAAATTTGAAGCATGAATACGTTTGCCTTTATCTTTGTAAACTTCCGGGGCAGCATTATTGGCATTATCAGAAAAGAATATGTAAGGATAACCTGACTCATAACGCTTCTTAATAACCTTACCCCAAATAGATCTTTTCTTTTTATCACCTGCAACCATTTCTTTCATCCATTCGTCACTAATAGTAACACCAATAGAAAGATCTTGAATAGAATTTCCTTCACCTCTAATTCCCAAAAACTCTTCAATATCGCCATGGTCGATTGGTAAATAAGCCGCAAATGATCCTCGTCGTACGTTGCTTTGCGAAATGTAGTTTGTTAAAGAATCAAATACTGTTAACTGATGATGAACTCCAGTTGCGCTACCTCCGCTAGATATTTCTGCACCTCGACACCGTACATCACCAAAATACGCAGAAGTTCCTCCGCCGACTTTAGACATGGTTCCAACCTCAGCAATCTTACCAAGAATCTTCTCCATATCATCTGGAATATATGATCCAAAGCAAGAGATTGGTAAACCTCTATCTCTGCCGAAGTTTGACCATATTGGAGAAGATAAGGAATAAAATCCTTTGTGCATATAGTCAATAAACTTTTCTGCCCAACTATCATTCCCAAGGTATTCTTGGGCCTTATTAGCGATGTCAATAATGCGCTGCTCTGGTGTTTCACCAGGAAGTAAATAGCCTCTTTCTAGAAACTGCCGACTGTCTTTGTTTAACCAATAAATGTCATTCATAATATGATAATAATAAAAAAAAAATTAAAAAAGGTCGTCTTCGTCAAAAGACTGGCTTTTCTTTGAATACTCAACAGGACGAGAGTGGAAAAAATCAGTCATGTTATTTCCAAGGAGCTCCTCTTCAAACCACATAGTCGATTCTAAAAGGCTATCATCCACTTCAAATACGGGTTTAAAACCAATTTGATCTAAAGAAGAGTTAATACGGTTTTTAATAAACTCTTTAACAATAGTAGCGTTTAATCCTGGCTCATCAATTCCGTTAATCATCCAATCAACTATTTTACTTTCGGCTGTAAATGCGTCTACGGCCTCTCCTCGAATTCTTTCTTCTAACTCTTCATCAAACAATTCAGGGCTTTCTTCACGAATCGTGTTAATGATTTTCATACCAACAAGAGCGTGTATATTCTCCTCGTTTCGTGTGTACTTAACTTGTTGATCAGTGTCTTTTAGCACATTCTTGTAACGTGCAAACCAGTTAATAATATAAAACTGAGAAAAAAGAGATACGTTTTCTACAAACAGTGTGAAAAGTGTAAGGGCATACAAATACTGTTTCTTAGAGCTCTTATAAAATTTGTGTGTGTATTTGCGTAAGTAGCTAACACGACCTTGAATAAAGTCTAGTTTTAAATTTTCTTCAAATACATCTTCCATATCAAGTACTGTAAGAAGTCTTTCATATGCGTTATTATGAATCACTTCAGTATTGGCCATAACGTAGCCTAAGTCTTGAAGTGCTGGATGAGGAAGATTTTCTCCCAGTTTAGCCCAAAAAGTCTTTACTGCGACTTCAATTTGGCCAATTGCTGAAAGTGTTCGGACAATAATTTCTCTTTGTTGATCGTCAAGTTCAGTTTTAAACTGTTGAACGTCAGACGTAAATGAGAATTCTTTATCAGTCCAGAATCCGTTGTGCATGGATTCAATGAACTGTTCTGTCCACGGATATAGATTTGGTTTGCGAGATTGTTGTTCTTCGAATATAGACATAGCATTAGTA